TCCAGTGCTTCCACCTGAGCTAAGATAAACCTTACCGGTTACCTGAATGGTAACATCTGCGGTAACTTTATCATCAGCCGGGATGGTGAGTGGGAGTTCTGAAACAAGACCTTCAAAGTCAAGTCCAGTGTTCTCAACGTCCGGGAGGACAATCTGATAGTTCTGGATCGTGTTACTTTCGAAGTCATTCAACATAGTCTCGTACGTAGCACGAGTAAAGTTCATTGCGAGTACAACAGTTCCTGCATTACGGAAGCCCGTGATGAATTCCCTGTACCCTCCGGTAGAGTCAAGTGAGGTAACATCAATAGTGTCCCTCGACATGCTTGGGCCAGTGATAGAATTGATTTCAGCGATCTCGACCCATGCAGAGCCACTCCACCGCTTAAATTTTGTTCCTACACCAGCAATTGCAGTACTTGCCATTTTTTACCTCCTTTTTACACAGCTCTTCGCTGTAGGTTAAAATTCATAACAAATAAAACATTCCCGTTATCATCCCATTCAAGGAGAGTGGGACCGCTTGAACAGTAAATAACGGTATATAAAGCTCCATTCAACGTGGTATGATTTACACCATGTAACAGAGTCTTTATTTCTTCACATACATCATAAGCATTCTGATAATCAACATCTCGTACTTGAATTTGAATAGCTGGATACTCATATCCTTGATTTGCCAAAGCCAATTGAGGAGCGAATCCATAACTATCAAATAAGGTCACCGTCCTTCTAGGTTGAGAAGGCATCTTACCTATAAAAAGATTACCCCCAAGCGCCAATCCTAATGAACTGTCCGCTATTAACAAATCCTTTATATCAACAGTTGGAGCATTCATGGTATCCGAGCATTGTCTTTTATGATGTTAAAGATAGTACGAATATTTCGATTTATTGCTTTCTGGAACCATTTCCAGTCAGCTCCTTCTCTTTTAAATTCCGCATTAGGGAATCGGTGGGCAATCTCGTGTACATATAAAGCGTATGGAGCACTATATCCCATAATCATTAAAGGTTGTCTAACTTTTATCACTTCCGCTTTGCTAGCAGAAATGACTGCTAAATGTCTGGCTCGCAATTCACTAGCCTTATACTGCATTTTTCTAAAAGGCCGATTTCTAAAGGACCCTGAAATTGCTAGAGGATCATTTACTTCTCCGACCTCAGTAGCGACTACAAACCAACTAGCTCTTAAATTTCCGATGTCTACCGGGGTTAAAGGATATACTGTTTCTGTTTCTCTCCGTATCTTTTCAGCTACCAAAACCAATCCACGAGTAGATATACGATGATTCACCGCCTCCAATTCCTTTTTCAGACGACGCATGACATCATCTAGTCCTTCAACTTTTACATCTACTATACGAGCGGAAGTTTTATATTTTGGTGCTCTAGGCATAATTAAGTTAAGAAAGGTGTTAAATAAGCTTTTCTCAAAAAGACTGTTGTAGAATTTAAAGCAGGAGTTTTCCCCCAACGCTTAACTTCAAAAACTCCTTGTATTAGAGTATGATCTATCTCTCCAGCACTATCCATTCCAGATTCCATAAGACTTAACAAAGTTCCTTTATATAGCAATCCTTTCTCTTGTAAATCTACATTAGTATAAACGACAGCTCTAGATAAAATAGCCTCTCCATTATCTTCTTCGATGTATTGAACCATCTCTTCCCACCGACAATCTATTTCAATTGGAGAATCATAATTATAGCTACCGAATCCATTATTTACCGGATTACCCCAGTAAACGGCCTTTTCAGGTAAATTTCTAGATATGAACTTTTGTATACTCATTAGTCTTCAAAATTAGGAATAGCAAACAATGTTACAGCTGTTTTTCCAGATTTAGCCATTCTTCCTGTAATGTCTAAAGTAAGAACCATCTGTCCATATGGAGTGGACTTTAACATCTCCCCCCACTTTCCAGTAAATGTTACTTCTGCATCTCCCAGTCTTTCCTTACTTGTGCTTCTGCTTAACGTAGAAGCAATCATATGAGCGGTGAACCATCTTTCTAATTCAGTGAGCAGTTCTTCTGTGATTACTGTATCCTCTGCGAAGATTTTATCTATAACCGCACTAGCAGCTGTTATCATTACTGTCACTTTGGATTCAGGAACCAAACAATCACTATCCATAATATCCATAACATCCGCATAAGTAACCCGTGCCATTATACCCTCCCTTCTTTTTTACGACTAGTCCATAATAAAGGATCAATAAAATTTAGTATCTCCGGAGTCCACTTAAGACCCAACCAATCCAAAGTTTCAAACAATTGTTGGTAATCTCCATGTACCATTCTTTCCGGCCAGATAACTTTTACATTAACTCCAGCTTCAATCATTTGAATAAACCTCTTTTCAAATTCATGTACCCACCATAACCATCCAGCTTCCTCCGTTTCCACTCCCACAAGTTTTCTATTTGACTCGTTTTTGAAAGCTTTCATATAAGCCGTTTTTGAACAGGACTCAATTATATCTCCCGTTCTCCTACGAACCACAACCCATTTCGCATTTGGAAAGGCATAATGCCAGATAGGCCACATCAAAGTTATACGAGAATCTTTATATAACCAAGGCCGATCAAACGAATACCCCTGTTCAAGTATAACATTCTCTACCTGAGCTTGCCATTCACACGGTATAAAAACGGCACTAGTATTCAAAAGAGGATATTGCCCGTCCCTATCTACCCTCGCCTTTTTCAAATAAGGTTTAACAATCTCTTCACGAATACGGTCATTTTCATACATTCCTCGTTTATTGGACATTACGCCTCCAAATGCTCCACATTTTACGAATGTACCTGCTATCATTCCTGAGCCACTCCGAGCAGCTCCTGTTACAAATATAGGTGAAAACTCTTTCATCTGTACATTGTTCTTACTTGTTCTCTCTCTTTATCTTTTGCTTCCTTTGAAACTACACGTACTTTCTGCTGTGGATGTCTGCGATAAAATGCTAATGGAGTTTCACAATATCCTATCTTCAACCCTGATTTTAAACAACGGAGATTGAATTCAAATTCCTCCGCAGTGTTTAGCGTTTCGTCCATTTTTCCCACCGTTTCAAATACTTCCCGTTTATACATCATAGTAGCACTATGGAAAACATTCTTGCGAAGTAGATCATCAACAGTCGGATGTTTAATAGGAGGAGTATATTGCTGGGTAGAACGGAACGGATTCATAAATATTTCAATAGCCGGTCCATGTATGAAATCTACATCTTGCTCTTCAAATGTTCTAATTGAATCTTCTATACAATTCGGAGTGAGCATATCATCTTCATGTAACCAACGAATATATTTACCAGTAGCCTGATCTAATACCTTGTTAAAATTCTCTGGCCAATTACCGTCCCCTTTACTCAATAATAATTGAACCCCTTTAGGAACGCTGCTTATTGCTTGATTTAACCAGCCTCGGTCTTTATTGTAAGGGATTATAACCGTAACAGGCAGATCGTCCCTTATTTCTGATGAAAAAGATGCCTCCGTGTATTCTTTTACCCATTCTATATTTACGGCCTCAAAAATACGAGGTTTTCCATGAAAGCATATTAGAGTAGCTCCCGCAGGAATTTCCTTTAAAAGATTCCTATGACGAGGTTTGAAATCATAAATAGACTTTGTAAGATTTTGCCAATATGCATCTGCTGGAGATATTTGACGAACAAAATTATCCATCCTCCTACCCGTTGGAGCTTTCCAAGCCTCCCAAACTTTCTTAATCTTATCGCAGTCTTTTGGAAACCAAACCAATCCAGTAGCAAGCTCCCCTTTCTGCCAAAAGTCTTCAAGAGTAATGAAAAGAGATGGATCAGTAATAGTAGCAAATACCTGTTCTAAAGAATCAACAACTGCGGTGTCAAGATCGACGTACAAAAACGGGCGATACTGATCCATCTCAGGACTGTATAATTGGATTCTACTCCAAGTCCCCGGAAAAACAGTTTTTAATGGTAACAATTCAAAATTACCAAGGTCATAGTGCTGAGAAGCCTTATCCCATAAACAAAGAATACGGGGGCGAATAGGAGATTGCCATTTTCCATTTATATGTCGAGATATTAACTCAACATCTTGCATGGAAAAATCTCCTCCACTTCGTAAAACAAGCACTATGGTTTTTCTATCTGTCATTTCCGAATATAATTGTAATTTTTCAAAAACCAATCATATGTTCTTGCTAAACCCTCTGAAAGATTTACTTTGGCTTTCCAACCAAGACCATTTATTTCAG